CGCAAGCACATTGAAGCCACTGCCAGCGCTATGATTGGACATAGCAATCTGACCCAAGATGATTTTCAGGATATCTGTCAGGAAATCTCGTTGGCAGTAGTGAAAGCCGCCCCCAACTACGATCCTGAAAAATGCAGTTATTACACCTTTGCCCAAGCCGTGGTAAAGCAATTTCGCAGCCGAATTTTCCGCTATCGGATGCGACATGGAATGGATGCCCCTGCCATTTCACTGGATGAGAAGGTAAAAAGTGATGAAAGCGGAGACATTACCGTTTTCGATGTGTATTGCAATCAGCTTTCTGAAGCTGAAGAACGCCGGGAAGAAGCGCTTGCAGAAGTACGGAAGATTGTTTCCAGACTTGCAGATATTCCGCAGCAGATCTGTGATTTGATAATGCAAGGATATCAACATCATGAAATCCGGAAGATGCTTCAGATTCCCAAGACCAGTTATTACCGTCTTTTCGCTCAAATCCAGGAAGAATTCAAAAAAAATCCATTTTTTTTCAAAAACGGTGGAACTAAATGACCACCTCCGGGAGAGAAACTGGGCAGAGACAAATTTGAACCTTAAGAGGTACACAATGGAAAACATCAAAAACATCATTCTTGACGTTCCGGCAAATGAATATCATGCCGCGTCAAAAGCCGGGAAATTTCTCAGCAGTCATCTGCTCGGCGATTTCCGCTCCTGTCCCCAGCTCTACTTCAAAAAGATGCAGGGGGAAGTCAAAGAGTCCGAATCTTCGGCATTCACCATCGGCAGAGCTGCTCACGCTCTGATTCTGCAAGGCAAGCAGGAATTTGACCGTGAGTTCATGGTTTCCGAAGGTCCGGTAAATCCGAAAACCGGCAATGCCTATGGGCGCAGCACCAAGGCGTATGCGGAATGGGCAAGCGGTCTTGACCGAGATGTCATCTCCGGAGAGGATTTCGGATTCATCTCCAAACTGCAAAAATCAGTTTTGAGTCATCCCTTTGCGGCAGAACTGCTCTCCACCGGATTTGCCGAAGGTACGGTCAGAGCTGAATATGCAAAAGAGCCGTGCCAAATCAGAATGGACTTCTACAATGACCGCTACGGCATCATTGACCTGAAGACCTGCGATGATCTGAAATGGTTTGAAGCCGACTTCAAACGCTACGGCTACGGTTATCAGCTGGCATTCTACCGGGCAATCCTCCGGGTACGCCTTGGCAAAAATGTTCCCTGCCATGTCATCGCTGTGGAAAAACGCGAACCCTATCGTTGCGGCGTTTGGAAGATTTCAACCGAAGCTCTGGATTTTGCAGAAGTGGAAAACATCGCTGCTATTGAACGGCTGCATGAGTGCCGTAAAAACTCTCTCTGGCCCACCGGCTATGAAGAGATCCGCGTTATCGACTCCATCTAACAATATAATATAAAGGAAAAAATATGTCTATTCTTGAGACTATCCAGTCCGGCAAAGAAAGCAAGCCGCCCCGTCTGATGATTTATGGTCAGGAGGGAATCGGAAAATCAACTTTCGCTGCTGCCGCTCCCAACCCGATCTTTATTCAGACCGAAGATGGTCTGGGAGAGATCAACTGCAAAAAGTTCCCGCTTGCTAAAACCTATGATGAGGTTTTGGCAGAACTCACAGCTCTCCGCGATGAACCGCACGATTTTCAAACCGTAGTCATCGACTCTGCTGACTGGCTTGAAAAACTGATCTGTGAGGACATCTGCCGCGAATACTGCGTCAAGACCATTGACCGTGTTCCCGGAAAATTTGGAACTGGCAACAATTATGTCGCGGCACGCTGGGGAGAAGTTCTTGACCTGCTTCAGGAACTCCGCGATAAACGTGGCATAATGCCGATCCTGGTCGCTCATGCCAAGGTGGAAACTTTCCGAGATCCGGAAAATACATCTTATGACCGCTACACTCCGAGGTTGCTTGCCAATGCCGCAGCTCTCATCGTGGAGTGGTGCGATGGAGTCTTCTTTGCCAGCAAAAAATTGCGGGTGACCAAAGAAACTTCCGGATTCAATACCGAGCGTGGAATTGCATCTGCCATCGGTGCGGAAGGTGGAGAACGCTATATCAAAACTATTGGCGGTCCGGCTTGCACAGCAAAAAACAGATTTGGTCTTCCCGGAGAACTGCCGCTTTCCTGGCAGGCATTTCTGGACGCCTATCGTAACGGAGTGCAGGAGTAATTATGAAAAATCAGATTATTACCCTGGACTTCCAAGTGGAGTGTGACCGCTGCCATCACCCCATCCGAGCCGGAGAAAAATGCTCCGTTTCAATGAATCCCCGGACTGGTAATGCCTACTTCTGCCATTTGCACTGCCCAACAGCTTGTGCCAACAGAAAATGCCATCCCCAGCCCCCCGTCAACACAAAAGTCATCGCATACGCATAAAATAAGGAGAAAAAACTATGCCTGCACTTACTTTCAATGCCAACAATGTTGCCCCGTCCACCGGATTTGATGCCATCCCTGCCGGGAAATACCAGGCTGTGATTTCGCAGTCCAGCATCAAAGCCACCCGCAATGGTTCCGGGAGTTACCTTGAACTCACCTTTGAAATTATCGATGGTGAATACAAAGGTCGCAAACTCTGGTCCCGCTTGAACATTGAGAACCCCAGTCAGAAAGCGGTTGCCGTTGCCCAGAGCGAACTTTCTGCCATCTGCCATGCAGTCGGTGTATTGGAACTCTTCCAGTCTGAACAGCTCCATGATCTGCCCATGACCATCACTGTCCGCTGCGTCAAAAATCCGGACACTGATGAGATGTCAAATGAAATCAAGGGCTATGCCGCTCCGCAGACTGCCACCCCGGTCCGCAAAGCTCAAGCAGTTCCTCCGCCTGTTGCAAACAATAATACCGCACCATGGAAACGCTGATGGAATGCGAACTGTATCTCCCATGGCCGCCAAGTAACAATACTTATTACCGCCATGTCGGACACCGGACTTTGTTGAGCCGGAAAGCTCACGCCTACCGGAAAGCAGTCCTGGGGATGCTGAAAGACCGTGTTCTGCCGGAATTCACCGGGGAGATAGAACTCTATGCGGAGTTTTATCCCCCCGACAAGCGGAAAAGAGACCTTGATAATTTGCTCAAAGGTCTCCAGGACACTCTTCAGCACGCCGGATTATTCCGCGATGACTCTCAAATTGTTCATCTTGACATTGTTAAAAAAGAACCGCACCGTCCTGATGGGCGGGCATATGTAAGGATCAAAGACTATGTTTTTCCAAACCAAATCCACCCGTTGCCGGATTGTCCGGGATTACCTTGACCGCCTGGATGATGATACTCTCCGCCTGGTCTGCTATATGTTTACACAAGGATATACTGACTGGCAAATCCGCCGTCAGCTCCGTTTGAGCCGTCCGAAATTCAGAGCTATCCGTGCTGAAATCGCCCAGGGGCTTCTGGACGCCGGAATCATCTTGCGGAGCGAGTGAAGATCATGCAATTACGCCAGTATCAGCAACAGGCAGTTGATGCCGTATATAACTATCTCCGGCGTTATGATGATAATCCATGCGTGGTGATTCCGACAGCCGGAGGTAAAACACCGATTCTGGCGACGATTGTAAAAGATGCCATACAGCAATGGGATGGCAGAGTGATGATCCTTTCCCATGTAAAAGAGCTGCTGGAACAGGCTGTGGATAAAATCCATGCGGTCTACCCGGAGTGCGATATCGGAATTTATTCCACCGGACTGAAAAGATGGGACACCGACAATAAATGCATTGTCGCCGGAATTCAGTCCGCATACCGAAATACGGATGGTTTTGGAAAATTTGATCTCATCATCGTGGATGAAGCGCACCTTATCCCGGAAAAGGGAGATGGGATGTACCGCAACTTTCTGCGACGGATGAAAGATCACAATCCTGAACTCCGCGTCATTGGGTTGACTGCAACCCCATACCGCCTGACCAGCGGTCCGATATGCGCCCCGGATAATATTCTCAATAAAATCTGCTTTGAGGTCGGCGTAAAGGAACTGCTTCAGCAAGGATTTTTATGCCCCTTGCGGAGTAAGGCTTCACGCCAGGAAATCGATGCCTCCGGACTTCATGTCCGTGCCGGAGAGTTTATTGAGTCGGAAGTTGATAAACTTATGAATACCGGAGATCTGGTTGCTCAAGCCTGTTCAGAGATTATTTCTTATGCCAGGGAAAGAAAAGCAGTAATCATTTTCTGCTGCTCAATAGATCATGCACAGAATGTTCTGGCTCACATCCGTAAACATGACAGCACTGCAGAAGCAGTCTTTGGAGATACCCTGCCATCGTTCAGAGCAGAAATACTGGAACGGTTCAAAGCAGGGAAAATCAAATTCCTGGTAAATGTCGGAGTTCTGACTACCGGATTTGATGCTCCGAATATTGACTGCGTGGTATTGCTGCGGCCGACAGCATCTCCCGGTCTCTACTATCAGATGGTAGGAAGAGGTTTCCGTTTGCACCCGGATAAAAAGGATTGCCTTGTCCTTGATTTCGGCGGCAACATAGAACGGCACGGCCCAGTGGACTCAATACAGGTCGAACCCAAAGCAGATCGAGAAGAGCCTTTGGGAAAAACCTGTCCCAAGTGCCGGGAAGTAGTTCCGACAGCAGCAATGCTCTGCCATGTATGCGGTCACTCCTTTATTAAGGAAAAAGCAGAATCGGAAGAACGGGAAATCGGTCATGACGCAGCTCCTGCCAAAGTGGCGATTCTTTCCGGAGAAATCACTGATACGGAATATGCAGTTCAGTCTGTCAGATATTCCGTGCATGAGAAACGGAATGCAGAACCGGGCGCTCCCAGAACGATGAAGATTGAATACCGGATCAATATGCTTCAAAGTTTTTCAGAATGGATATGCCCGGAGCATGGCGGATATGTCAAGCAGAAATTTATCCGCTGGTGGAGAAAACACGCTCCCGGATGTGACCTGCCGCGAGATGCCCAGGATGCAGTATGGCTTGCCACAGAGGGAGCATTGGAGTGGCCGACTCACATAACGGTCAGAACAGTTTCAGGGGAAAAATACCCGAAGATAATCGGATACCGGTATCCGGAAAAACAGCAGGATCTGCCAAGCTTGGATGAGATCCCTTTCTAAAATGATTTCAAGGAGAATAATACAATGGAAAAAATGATGTTCAAAGCAATGTATGGTGATAAGGCAGTCAGAATGGTTCTTGATGATGACGGACTGAGATTCATTATCCGCGATGTCTGCGATATTCTCGGATACAACAATCCCAACCGGATTCTGAACCGTCTCGGCAATACGCGCCGGGAATATGCAAAACTGAAAACTGATGGCGGCATTCAGAATGTCCGACTGGTCACCGATGATGAAGTCTGCAAACTGCTCTGTAACGCCAGGACCAGAGCGACTCCTGCCTTTGCCGACTGGTACTTTGATACCTTGAGTCCCCTTTCTAAAATGTTCAACAGGAGATGCTGCAAGTGAGTATTGAAACCGGAATTGCGGAAGAATACCTTGCCGCAAAACTTTCCGTTCTCCCGGCTGTCAGGGAAAAGAAATGTCCGGCAGTCGGAAAATGGAAAGTTTGGCAAGAGCGTCTTCCTACGGATGTTGAGATCCGAGCCTGGTTTGCCAACAGACACGATGCCATCTGCCTTATCTGCGGTAAGATTTCCGGTAATCTTGAAATCCTGGACTTTGATAATCACGGTGAACTGTTTCCGAAATGGAAAGAGTTGATACCGCAGGAACTCTATGAAAAACTGGTCATCGAGCAGACTCCCTCCGGCGGTTTCCATGCAGCATATCGTTGCAGCGATGAGATATGCGGTAATCTGAAACTTGCCCAGGGAGAGCGTGACGGCAAGCTTGTCACTCTCATTGAAACCCGTGGTAATGGCGGTCTTTTTCTCTGTTATCCGACAGAGGGATATACACTTAAACAGGCGGCGTTTACAAGTTTACAGATTTTATCATCTGAAGAACGAAAGCAGCTTTTTGATGCGGCATACTCTCTGAATGAGAAAACGCAGGGCGAAGCAAAAGAACCGCCTGACATCACCGACAGTGATCTCTTTGAAGAACGACCGGGGGATGACTTTAATGAACGCGGTGATATCCGTGACCTGCTGATTTGCCACGGCTGGACTCCCGTCCGGGTGGATGACGGCAACGAGTATTTCAGGCGTCCGAACAAAAGCGGCACTGGATGGTCAGCAAGTCTTAAGGACAGAGTGTGTTATGTTTTCACTTCAGACGCTTATCCTTTTGAACCGAACAAGGCATATTCTCCGTTCAATGTCTATACTCTCCTGGAACATAACGGAGACTATACCGCCGCCGCCAATACACTGTTGCAATACGGCTACGGCAAGGCAAGGGAAACTCCGTTGGTAAACTTATCCCCATTCCTGTCGCAAGTCTGCTCTGCCGCACCTTTGCACCCCCGGCAAAGCTCTATCCGTTCACTGGATGAATTGATGACGGAATTTCCGGAAATGAAACCGGTTCTGATCCACGGTCTTCTCCGTATCGGTGAAACGATGAATATCATTGCTCCGCCGAAAACAGGAAAGAGTTGGCTGGTAACAGATCTTGCGGCAGCAGTCGCAACCGGATCTCCGTGGTTCGGATATCCGTGTGAACAGGGAAAAGTCCTGATTATTGACAATGAGCTGCATCCGGAAACATCGGCGAACCGCATTCCAAAGGTAATCAATGCCAGGAACTATCCCATGAGTATCGTGCAGAGAAATCTGTTCGTGGAAAATCAGCGGGGATTCCTGCGGAGCATTTATGACTTGAAATCACGCCTGGAGGAAATCAAGGAGCATGGTTTCAAACTCATAATAATTGATGCGTTCTACCGGGCAATGCCGTCCGGAATGGAGGAAAATGACAATGCGAAGATGGCAGAAATTTATAACCGTCTTGACAGTTATGCTGCTGAACTTAATTGCGCGTTTGTCCTGATCCATCATACCAGCAAAGGAAATCAGGCAAATAAAAGTGTCACCGATGTCGGTGCAGGAGCTGGCTCTCAATCCCGTGCCGCTGACGCCCATATTATCTTACGCCGTCACACTGAAGAAGATGCCGTAGTGATGGACGCCGTGGTAAGAAGTTTTCCCCCGGTCATGCCAATCGGTCTGCGATGGAACTATCCCCTTTGGAACTATGATATGTCCCTTGATACCGATGCACTTGACGGTAAACTTGAGGAAGTTCTCCCCCGGGCAGAGAAAAAAGATATCACTGATGAAGCAGAAGAAGCAGCAGCTCTTCTTGCCACGCCCATGCCAAAAACAGAATTCATTGCACTGATCCAAACAAAAATGGATACATCAAGGAATCACGCCAGAGATATTCTTGACTGTGCAAAAGTTCTGGAACTGGTACGGGAATCTTATGAGAATGATCCCCAGAACCCCAAGCGGAATCTGAAACTCATTTCTCCCAATTAAGTCCTTGCAAAAAAAGTCCGGATGCGTCCCACGGAGGATGCTTTGCCGTCCTTTGTTAAAAAACCCCCTTTTAT